AAAACTTCAAGCGTATTGAAGCCGTTATAAATTCCGGCATCTTCTTCCCTATGTTTATCACTGGTCTGTCAGGTAATGGTAAAACCCTGATGATTGAACAGGCATGTGCCAAGTTGAAACGCGAATATTTCCGCGTGAACATCACCATCGAAACCGATGAAGATGACCTGTTAGGTGGTTTCCGCCTGATTAATGGTGATACCGTTTGGCAAGACGGACCTGTCATTGAAGCAATGAACCGTGGTGGTGTTTTGCTTCTGGATGAAATCGACTTGGCTTCAAACAAGATTATGTGTTTGCAGTCTGTTCTTGAAGGCAAAGGCATCTTCCTGAAGAAGCTGTCTCGTTGGGTAAAGCCTGCGGCTGGCTTTACTGTGTTTGCCACTGCCAACACCAAGGGTAAGGGCGATGTCAATGGTGGCTTCATTGGTACTAACGTACTCAACGAGGCTTTCCTTGACCGTTTCAAGCGTACCCTGTACCAGACCTATCCTACCAAAGCTGCTGAGTTGAGAATTCTTGGCAAGGTTGCCAAGGAGCTTGGTGTCAATGATGACGGATTCACCAAGAATCTGGTCGAGTGGGCTATCGGTGTTCGTAAAGCCTACGATGAACAAGCGGTCGATGAAGTTATCTCTACTCGCCGTTTGGTGACCATCCTTGAATCTTTCTCAATCTTCGGAGACAAGAAAGATGCTATCGAAGGTGCCATCGAGCGTTTCGATGATGATACCAAGGTTGCCTTGCTTGACTTCTACAAGGCAGTAGATGAAAACTTTGGTTCTGAAATCGCACAGGCGAAAGCCGATGAACCAAAGGCAGATGTTCTCGACTGGTAATCGCCAGTCAGTAAAAAATCCTCACTTGGCGTTTGGGAGACTAAACGCCTTTTTTCACATAAGGAGTAAACATGATAAAACTCATTGGTCTATCTGGTCTTGCCCGTAGCGGCAAAGACACCACAGGCAGGTTCCTGTCTGAACTTATTGGTTGCCCGACCTATGCACTTGCATCACCAATCAAGCAAGCCTGTAACGAATTGTTTGGCTGGGATTCGCGCCATAGTGATGGTGAACTGAAAGAGGTTGCAGACCCATTCTGGGGAGTGTCGCCTCGTTATGCTTACCAAACACTGGGAACCGAATGGGGAAGAAACCTGATACGCGATGACATCTGGCTTAAACGTGCTGAGATGATGCTGGACAAACATGGTTCACTTATCGTCACTGATGTACGATTCGAGAATGAAGCCAAATGGATTCGTGACATGGGAGGCAAGCTGATACACGTCAAGCGTGAAGGCATAGAGTCCGTATTGAAACATGCCAGTGAGAATGGTGTTGCAATCCAGCCTGAAGATGTGGTACTATACAACAACTGGTCAATCGAACAGTTGAAAGATAACTGCAAAGACTTAGTAAAACTGTTAGCTGAAGGAGCTATAAAATGAGTATGAAAATTTCCAATGAAACCGTACAACTGTTGAAGAATTTTTCGACAATCAATAACAGTATCATGCTGCGAAATGGTGAGCCTCTGTCAACCATATCAGAAGCCGGTGGCATCTATGCCAAGGCAATGATTGCAGAAAACTTCCCTGAGAATGTTGCCATCTATGACCTGTCTGAGTTCCTCAGCACATTGTCACTATTCAATTCACCTGTACTGGAATTCAGCAAGGATACCGAAAGCGAATTTGTGACCATTCGTGAAGAGAAGGGTCGCGCATCGGTTCGCTATCGTTTCACTGATGTGAACAACATCACCTACCCAGAAGAAGAACTGGAAATCCCAAGCGTGGATGCAGAGTTCTCAATCACCAAAGACCAATTGTCATCATTGCAGAAAGCCTGTTCGGTCATGCAGCTTGAAGACATTGGTATCAATGCAGATGGACAATCCATCACTCTGGTTGCCACCGACCCGAAGAACAAGTTCAGTAACCAATATGAACTGACTGTTGGTGAAACCGAGAAGACATTCAGTCATACAGTCAAGGCAGAAAACCTGAAACTGATACTGTCTGATTACAATGTAAAAATCTCTGATGAAGGTATGCTCGAAATCAGTAACTCCGATGGAAGCCTTACATATCTGGTTGCACTTGAAGAAGCCTGATTGTATTTCATCCACTGAGTTGTTGTAGGAGTTTATCATGAGTATTACATTGAAGCCCAATGTGTGGGTCGATATCTATCGACCACACAAAGTATCAGACTGCATACTACCATCCGAACCAAAGAAGTTCTTTGAGAAACTGGTTGAAGAGGGAACATTGTCTCAGTCACTTTTGCTCTATGGTAGTGCAGGAACAGGCAAGACCACAGTAGCACTCGCATTATGCGAAGAGCTTGGTCTTGACCATATGTTCATCAATGCCAGTGAAGACAATGGTATTGATATGGTGCGTAACCAGATTCGCCGTTTCGCTACAGCCAAGAGTCTGAACACATCCAAGAAGGGAAAGGCTAAGGTCATCATTCTGGATGAAGCCGACTTCCTGAATATTAATTCGGCACAGCCTGCATTGCGTGGCGTGATGGAAGAGTTCTCGAAAATCGGATGCCATTTCATATTGACCTGTAACCATCGCAACAAGCTGATGGATGCTATCCAGAGTCGTTGTGCCAATGTGGACTTTACGATATCGTCTCAAGAGAAGAAGCATATGTTGGTGTCTTCATTGAAAGCCATCACCCACATGCTAGACAGGGAAGGAGTCTCATATGACAAGGCTGTCATAGCCGAAGTTATCATGAAGTATTTCCCAGACCTGAGACGTTGTATACATGAGTTGCAGCGTTACTCGAAAAGTTCTGGTGGCAATATTGATACTGGCATACTATCTTCATTGAAGGATGTTCAGGTAGATGACCTGATTGAACACATCAAATCCAAGAAGTATGAATCTGTAAGGAAGTGGGTCTTTGCCGATAACCCAGACATAGACCCGTCAGTATTCTATGGTCGCCTGAGCAATGCATTGCATACCAAGCTGAACAACCAGTCAAAGCCTATGGCAGACGTGTTGCTTGCCGACTATCAATACAAGTCCGCCTTTGTACCAGACCAACAAGTGAACCTGATGGCATTGCTTGTTGAAATCATGATGCAATGTGAGTTTGTGTGATGCCAAAATTAACTGACTACCTGACAAGCATAAACCAATCAAAGACGAACCTGATGGAAGGCGATTCGGATGATGCCAGACAAGCCGTGAAGGAGTACCAACCATACATCATAAATCGTTGTATGGCAGGTCACCAAGATACCATCATGATTGCCAATGAGATGAACATGAGACCCTACATGAGCAAGAAAGCCCAGTATGGTTTCTATCTGGGCACAGTGAGACCAAGGAAGCGTTTTGCGCCATGGTTAAAGCCTGAGCAGGAAAAAAATCTTGAATTAGTGAAACTGTTCTATCAATGCAGCAATACCAAAGCCAAGGATATCCTAAATATACTCACGCAGGATGATATTGAATGCATAAGAATAAGAACAGAAAAAGGTGGAAAATCATGAACCATATTATTGACAAGATGCTTGAAGTGAAACTGAATGACCCCCAAGACTTTTTAAAGGTCAAGGAAACCCTGTCAAGGATTGGGATAGCATCAAAGAGGTCGAAGACACTTTATCAATCGTGCCATATACTGCACAAAAGAGGCAAGTATTATCTTGTACACTTCAAGGAAATGTTTGCACTGGATGGACTTCCATCGAATTTCGTCGAGTCTGATTTGGCAAGGCGCAACAAGATAGCGAACCTTCTTGAAGAGTGGGGTCTACTGAAGGTCGTCAACAGACAGCCAGACGAGCCGGTCTCTACCATGGATGAAATTAAAATCATACCATACAAGACCAAAGACCAATGGAAGTTGGTCACCAAGTATGAAATCGGGAACAAGAAACCCGATTCGGTCGAAGAGTAGTCCAAACATTTTTGTTTGATTGTAATCTGTTGGTTGCCATGTTATAGTGGCAACCCATCATATATTATTGGATATTGATATGCGTTTTTATACCAATGCTAGAGCCTATGGAAACAAGATTCTTTATCGTTGGATAGAAAGCGGAGTTTCCCATTCACGCAAAGTGGATTTCCATCCTACACTCTATCTGGCTTCAAACACCCCAACCGAATTCAAGACCATCGATGGTCGATACGCCAAGGAAATAAAATGTGGCAATATCAACGACTGCAAAAAATTCATGAAGCAATATGAAGACGTTCATGGTTTTGAAATCTTCGGTAATGCCAAATGGCAGTACCAGTTTCTTGGTGAAGAGTATCCTGACAAACTTGTCAAGTGGGATATCAATCAACTATGCATAGCCGAACTGGATATTGAGGTTGATTCATCTTCCGGTTTCCCAAACATGCACACCGTCGATTCAGAGATAACCCTGATAGGTTGTCGAATGAATGGCATTACTTGGGTCTATGGAACAGGAGACTATAAACCCAAAGCCGATGATGTCAAATTTGTAAAGTGCCATAGCGAATATGACATGCTGATGTCATTCAAGAATCGATGGTCAGAACGCTATCCTGATATCATCACTGGATGGAATACAGACGGTTTCGACATACCTTACCTGATTAGAAGGATGTACAAGGTTCTTGGTGAGAAGATGACCGAGCAAATGTCGCCTTGGGGAATCATCCATGAGAGAGAATACAAGTCGGCTTTCGGTAAAGATGAAACCAAGTATGAGTATGACATTCTTGGTATATCATCAATCGACTATCTGGCGGCATATAAAAAGTTCAGGTTGGTCATGCGTGAATCCTACAAACTGGATTATATCGCTGAGGTTGAGCTTGGTGAGAATAAGGTGGACTACCAGTCACTTGGTTACAAGTCTTTACATGACCTGTATATCAGAAATTATGAATTGTTTGTCGACTACAACATCCAAGACGTTGCACTTATCGGCAAACTGGAACACACACTGAAAATCATCCAGACAATCCTTATGCTGGCATACATGTCAAAGATAAATCTGGAAGACCCATTCTTTCAGGTTCGCATGTGGGATGCTTTGATATACAATGAGTTAATGACACAGAACATTGTGATACCACAGCCGATGGAATCGTCGAAGGATTCTAAGTATGAGGGTGCCTATGTGAAGGAGCCTGTCGCTGGCTTATATGAATGGGTAGCCAGCTTTGACTTGGATGGTCTCTATCCTCACCTGATGATGCAATACAATATATCGCCTGAGACATTTGTTGAGCCACATGATGTCAATAAGATACTGAGAGCTGGTATAGGTTCTGTATCTGTTGATTCATTGCTGAATGAAGAACATGACCTGTCGATGCTGAAGAAGTACAACCTGACCATGACCCCAAATGGTCAATTTTTTAGAACCGATGTTCAAGGTTTCTTGCCGAAGATGTTGCAGGGCATGTACAATGAACGTAAAGCCTACAAACAAAAAATGCTGGAAGCCGAAACCAATGCATTGAAGGCAACAACACCAGAAGAAAAACGCAGGTGGAAGGATGAACAGTCTCATTACAAGTTGTTGCAGAACGCAATGAAGGTCACTCTCAATTCGGCTTATGGTGCCGTTGGAAACAATTTTTTCCGATTCTATGATGTTCGTCAGGCTTCCGCTGTCACGACTGCGGGTCAGTTGTCGATTCGCTGGGTCGAGAAACATATCAACCAGTACATGAACAAAGTTCTGAAGACCGAAGGTGTTGAGTATGTCATCTATGTGGATACCGATTCGAACTATGTCTGCATGAAGTCTCTGGTTGACAGAACATTCGCCGGAAAGAACCCAACAACAGAACAGGTGATAAACTTCATGGATAAGGTCTGTGAAGAAAAAATCAAGCCTGTGATAGATGCAGGCTATGACAAGTTGGCAGATTATGTCAATGCGTTTGAACAGAAAATGAGCATGAAACGAGAGTGTCTTGCCGATAAAGCAATCTGGCAGGGCAAGAAGCGATATATCATGAATGTCTATGACTCAGAGGGGGTTCGCTATGCTGAACCAAAACTGAAAATCATGGGTATCGAAATCATCAAGTCTTCGACACCGGCAGTCTGTCGCAGTTCGATGAAGGATGCGGTCAGGCTTATGTTGAATGGAACCGAGAAGGATGTTCAGAAATACATCAAGACATTCAAGAAGCAGTTTTTTGAAATGGCACCTGAGCAGATTGCCTTTCCTCGTGGTCTGAACAACCTGACAAAATATGTCAACAATACCAATAGTGGATTATATGTGAAAGGCACTCCAATACATGTCAGGGGAAGCATCCTATATAATCACCTGTTGATAAAGAATGGTGTATCGAAAAAATACTCCAAGATAAACGAAACCGACAGGATTCGTTTTGTCTACATGAAGGAACCTAACCCGATTCGCGAAAATGTGTTGGCTTTTATCGACACGATTCCGCCTGAGTTTGGACTAGACAATTACATTGACTATGAATTACAATTTGAGAAAACTTACCTCGAACCCCTGAAAGCTGTTCTTAACTGCATTGGTTGGCAAGCCGAAGCAAGGGGAAGCCTTTTGAAATTCGCAAAGAAAAAATGATATGGCGACATACTTTATATCCGACCTGCACCTAGACCATGAGAATATCCTGAAGTTTGCGGGAAAATATCGTGATGGTGCAACGGTCGAGGAACACAACCAGATTTTGATTGACAAAATCAACTCGCGTGTACACAAGCATGACAAACTGTTTGTGTTAGGTGATGTTGCCATGTCGAGAAAGGGTCTGGCTATGCTCGACCAGTTGCGTTGTAGAGAACGACACCTTATCATTGGTAACCATGATGACTTCCCATTGCATGACTATCTGAGACACTTTAACAAGGTGCATGGCTTCATGTTCCATAAAGGTTTCTGGCTCAGTCACGCGCCCATACACCCGACCGAGTTGCGCGGGAGAAAAAACATCCATGGTCATGTACACCAGAACTACATAAACGACCCAAACTACATTTGTGTCTGCGTTGAACCATTAAACGGCTATCCCATTTCATTTGATGAAATCGTGGCGATTCATGGCAAGCCGCAACACTATGACAAAACCATCCAACAAAAATTTGACTTCGGAGAAATACAATGAGTTCATTCCTGACACGATTGATTAAATCGACCAACAACGAATTTGCTGGTCTGGCTAACGATAAGGAAAAGTTTGATACCCTTGGTTATATTGATACTGGCAGCTATGCATTGAATGCGTTATTGTCTGGTTCAATCTATAAAGGAACGCCGAACAACAAGATTATAGGATGGGCAGGCGAAGAATCAACCGGTAAGACATTCTTCACTTTGGCATGTGTCAAACACTTCTTGGATACCAACAAGACTGGTATTGTGGCATACTTCGATTCTGAAGCTGCAATCGACACCGAAATGTTGGCTGACCGTGGGATAGATGTCAACCGATTCATGTTGATTCCGGTTGCTACTATACAGGAATTCAGAACACAGGCATTCAACATCCTCGAAGAAGTCAAGAACACTCCCGAAGAAGAACGCCAGCCTTTGATGTTTGCACTGGACTCTTTTGGTATGTTGTCAAGCCTTGCCGAAACACAAAAGGTATCTGAAGGTAATGACACCAAAGACTTCACCTTATTGCAGGTGGCTAAATCCACATTCAGGGTTCTGACTCTGAAACTGGGTCGATATCAAATACCGATGTTCATCACCGCACACGCCTATGCCAACCTTGGTGGCTATGGTGAGTCCATGAAAATCAGTGGTGGTTCTGGTATGAAGTATGCCGCAAGCCAATTAGTCTACCTGAGCAAACGCAAGTTCAAAGATAACAAGGCTGATACCGAACAGTCAGGTTCTGAAATCACCGCCACGATGAAAAAGTCAAGGTTCACCCGCGAAGGAAGAAGCGTAGACATCCTGTTGCACTATGACCGTGGTCTTGACCGTTACTATGGATTGCTGCCATTGGCAGAAGCCTGTGGTGCATTCAAGAAGGTATCGACCAAGTATGAAATGCCCGATGGCACAAAACACTTTGAATCCGTTATTATCAAGAACCCAGAGAAGTTCTTCACCAAAGAAGTTCTGGACAAGATTGATGAATATGCCAAGACCTACTTCCTGTATGGTAAGGGCGAAGCGCCGGAGTTTAGTGAGGATGGTTTTGATGAAATCAATGTTCAAGAAGAAAATAGCTGATATGTTCGAAATGGTGCCCGATGACAGGGCACCCAATTTCCTTTGTGTGAAGATTGTTCGTGGTCACTTCAAGGGCGTGTTGTATCATTATCTTCGAGTAAGGATGGGTGAAGGAAGATTGTCCTTTGAGAATTATATTCTTGACAACCCAAAGAATCGTGATGTACAATCTTCTGCATTTACTAAGATAACCGGAGACATTCTGGTTCATCTTCTTACAGAAGAACAAGGCGAAATAAATGCTATCGAACCGTTTTGAATCCATCATACTAAAATCCCTGATAGAGAGTGAGAGCTATGTCAGGGATGTCTTTCCATTCCTGAAAGCAGAATACTTCTCTGATGCAACCGAGAGAAGGATTTTCAACAAGATAAGGGATTACATCAACCAGTACAATATCAATCCCACAAAAGAAGCCATAGTCATTGCGTTCAATAATGATGAATTGATTGCTGAAGACTATGAGAACATCGTCAAGGAAATAGAATCCTTTTCTGATATCGGCGTAAAGCAATCCAAAGACTGGTTGTTTGCTGAAAGTGAGAAGTGGTGTCAGGATGCTGCTATACACAATGCAATACAGGCAGCAATCAATGTCTATGAAGGTATCGACAAGAAAACAAGCAAGAATGCCATACCCCAATTATTGAGTGATGCCCTTGGCGTTACGTTCGACACCAATATAGGTCATGATTATGTCGAGAATGCTGAACAACGATTCGAATCCTATTTCGAAAATCTTGGCAGGGTTCCTACTGATTTGGAAATGTTCAACAAGATTACCAATGGTGGTTTTCCTGAGAAAACTGTATCGGTCTTTCTGGCAGGAACCAACGTAGGTAAATCTCTTATCATGTCTGCCATGGCAGCGTCGTGGCTTGTGATGGGCAAGAATGTCCTGTATATCACACTGGAAGATTCGCAAGAAAAGATTGCCGAACGTGTTGACGTGAACCTGCTGAACCTGACTTCAGACGAACTACGCAAGACAGACAAGGTTACCTACATGCATCGATTCGACAAGCGTGTCGCAACCAAGACCCATGGCAAGCTGATTGTCAAGGAGTACCCTACCAGTTCTGCTCATGTGGGTCACTTCAGGCATTTGTTGAATGAGTTGAAACTGAAGAAGAAATTTGTTCCGGATGTCATTCTTATCGACTATATCAATATCTGTTGCAGTTCGAGGGTCAAGTTGGGTGGTCAGGTTAATACCAATACCTATGTCAAGATGATAGCCGAAGAATTGCGTGGTCTGGCTATAGAATCCGAATTGCCAATTATCACTGCCACACAGACCAATCGTGGTGGTCAAAACAATAGTGATATTGATTTGGATGATACTGCCGAATCATTTGGTCTTCCACAAACGGTCGATATCATGTTGGCTGTTATCCAGACGGAAGAACTTGAAGAACTGAACCAGTACCTGATTAAACAAATCAAGAACCGTATTCGAGACAAGGCAAAAGACAGGAAGTTTGTGATAGGTGTCGACAAGGAACACCAGAGGCTATATGACGTGGCACAACCCTATAATGGAATCATCGATGGAAGCGGAAAGACAAAAGAAAACGACGAAGATGTTCCTGCTTTCGACAAGTCTGGTTTCGGTAGCAGGATGAAACGACATGGTGATACTAACCAATTTAAGGAGTTGAATTTCGATGACTGCTAATAGCCAGAAGAAAAGTATCGTCAGGCGAAGTACAAAGCTGAAGTATCCCAAGATAGACTTTGACAAGATGGGTTTTACAGAGTCGGCAATTGATATCTATAAAATAGACGAGAGACTATGTTATAGAGATTGGATGAAATACATGCCATACCTGAAAGTTCCTGCCGACTGCGAAATTCGCATATCTCCGCCCTTGGGAATGCAATTGGCAAAAATCAGTATCAGGAGAGGTGAAGTTGAAGTTCATGCTATTCTGGAATGTGATATTGGTTTTGGTCTGGAACCCATCTGGACAATCTATCCCTATGGAGATGATACTGCCTGTGTCGATGCAGACCAACCAGACCGACTGATGGAACTTGTTGAACATGCACTTGACATGAATGACATCAAAAGAAACAAGCCAAACAAATGCAAAGAGGTGCCTCGATATGAAAACCTATAAATCCATAACTCGTTGTGAACCCATGAATGTACTGGACACCATCACCTGCGACAGATGCATGACAGAATATAGTGCATCGCAACAGACCGATGATGTAGCAGACTTCCTGCATGTGGATGTTAGAGTACATTCTGATAATGGCAATAATGGCAATAACGGCAACACTATCGGCAAGAGAATCATTGCAGACATCTGTGGGCATTGTGTTGTTGACTTGGTTTCTCCATTTTCCCAGAGAGGCAATGAAGTCATAAATATAAATCATGAAAAGAACAACAATGAAATTAATGGCTAGTTCATTTAATAGCCAAGAGCGAGCCGAGTGCAGAGAGTTTATTCGTTTCTGCATGGATAGGCTTGGCATCAATGAATATCCCTATGTTGACATAAGGATAACCGTTAAGAAATATGTTCGTTTGGGCTGGCTTGGTTTCTGTGATAATAAAGACATGATGGAAGATGGAATAGTCAGGATAGAAATCAACAGGAACCAAGATTCAGTAAACCTGTACAAGACCATTGCCCATGAGCTGGTACATGCCAAACAGTACCTAACGGGTGACCTGTATGTCGTGAACAACAAGGAATGGTGGAGAGGTATTGACACCAGCCTTATTGAATATGATGAACAGCCGCAAGAAATCGAAGCCTATGCCAAGGAAGAAAAGCTGTACCGCCAATGGTGTTACCACCAGAAGAAATCTGCCAAACGCAAATGAGAACTATTCTCATTTTGCCAAGAAAATCCCCAAAACAGAAACCCTCCCCAAAGCCCATAGGAACGCTTTAGAGGCGTTTTGTCTTTGGGTAATACCATAGAGCCAGAATGCCTCCAAACGCTCTAAAAGCCTTGAAATAATTCCGCAAATAATGGTACTATTGGTTCCAGTCTTGGTGCAAAAATAAACCGCGCCAATCCTGAATGGAATCGCGCCAATATCGCGCCAAAGCAGGTTTCGCTATTGGTTATAAGAAACCTATCCATTATGCAAAAATAATCTAAAAAAAGGATTATCCTGACTGGAAATCCTTCTGCCTTTGACTATAATTGTACTGTGAATGAATGATTATGAGGTTAATATGAGTAATTATGGTCTGGTCGATGTGGGTGATAAAGTCAGGGCATACGACTTTGCCTCGCGTGAAGACTGCTATATTGAAGGCACCGTGGTTCGCGTTGTGCCGAAACGAGGTCATGATGGATATGAAATCCTTGTGTCAAAACGGGTTTGGTCTGGCGAAGATGAACCAGACAGCGCCGACATCGGCACTTACATGAGAAATTTTTCCAACAATGTTGTTAAACTATCTGATATAGGGGTAGAAGCATGAGTTACGCGATTTATGACCCAAAGAACCCCGACTCCTTGGCGAACCTTTTAACATTCGACGAAAGTCATGTCGACAATTCGACCGAGCCGAAAGCCAAGTATGAAGTGGGTGACACCGTTGCAATCAACGTGTATAACCACAAACACAATGGCAAGATTTGCGTCGTCATCAAGGAAAACTATGGTTGCTATGTTGTAGAGCCATACAACGAGCCGTATTTCAATGACCCAAGGCATTTGACCAAGATTGGTCCGCTATTGCACAGTGACTTGGTGAAGGTCAAAAAACCGAAAGGTGCGTCGACAGTCTATGTTCCTGTCGAGAAATCCAATACACTGTCACCTATCAGTCAGTCTGAATTGCGTGATTTGGAAAGGGGCGGCAAGAAAGAAAAAGCTGAAGTCGAAAAACTGCGCGGCTTGTTCTCTGGTTCTTCTCAGGTCGTGACCAAGGTCGAGCCTGTTGCCAAGACCAAGAAAGCTGAACCCAAAAAAGTTGCATCTGGCTTGAAGTCTAAAGCCAAGAAGGTGAAAAAATGAGCAAACTTGATTCGGGCAAGCGTTTGACTGCCCACCAAAAAGTTATACTTAACAAGTTGATTGAGTATCGTGGCGATTCGGATATCGGCTGTGCTGAATTATATTCGGCATCAACTGCCTTATTCAACAAGGCATGTTGCTATGTCTGGATTCGCAAGTGGGGCTATGAGAACCGCATCGGTCGTGGCAAGTATTCCTTGAAAGCCTTGTTGGAAATTGCCAATAAAGATGTTCCGGTCGTTAATGTGGAGGCTGTTGCCTGATGGATGTCGGTGACCTTATTGAGCTGCTGAAGACCTATCCAAAGAATGCCAAGGTCTATATCGAGACTTCGCGCACATTTGAAAACTATGGTGAGGTGGCGTCTATCGAGAAAGGATATGTAATAGGTTCGCCATGTGGCAGTTCATTCAAGCCAGCCGGTTCAATCACCAATGTCAATCCAGACTTCTATGACAAGGTGATTGTGCTGCGTGACAGATGGCACAATTCATCTTTTGGGGGAATGTAATGGCTATAGAGTATGGCTACTGTTCGAAGCATGGCAAGGTTCCTGACATTTATGACGGGAGTTGTCCAGAGTGCTTTAACCACCTGACGTTTGTGCCGGTTGACCCCGACAGTCAGATGCCAGTGTGTTTTGGTCATGATGACTGTTCTGCAATGATGTTGGCACGTTGCCCATTCGCAAAAGAGTGTGGCGAGATTGCCGAGAAAGAATTCAAGAACCAAACCGGAGAAGACTAACATGTTTTCTGTGTATTATGTTTTGACCCTTGTGTATCTGGCTTATGAAGGCAGTTTGCTGAACATTCATCCGCACCACGCAATCGAGCTGGTCGTGAACTATGCAAACGGGGAATAAGGTTTCCATCTACAGTAGCCAGTTGACTGGTGGAACCTACAAGACTGGTGGTCGGTATGGCAACAAGGTGTTTGTCAAGAGCCTTTTTGGTGAAGTCTATACCGAATCCAAGGTCTACAAGACGCTGGAAGACCTACTTGAACAGCCAGACGTGTATTTCGTGCGGCATGAAGAAGTTGGTGAATCTGTATTGAGAGGTGATTTGCAATGAGTGAACAAGCCGCATGTGAAGAATTGAAGCCCTGCCCGTTTTGTGGTGCAGGAACATCCCAGATTAGGGAAAACACTTACTGGACTGGTATGCGTAACATTGTGCAATCGGTTTCAGTAATGCACTGGTGCGTCAGACCACAGGGTCACCAGCAAAACATCATAACCATATATGGTAAGACGCGAGAAGAAGCCATCGAAGCATGGAATAAGGGGGCAAAATCATGAAACGCTGCATTGTTGGCGATTGTGAACATGATGTCAAGGTGACCCGAATCAAAGGTGTTGGCTATGGCATTCGTGTATACCTGAATGGTGAGATAAACCAAGAGTGTACCGTTGAAAGCCGAGACCAGATTGGCAAGGCAATATACCAGATGCTGCGAATGGAAGACAAGTGTGGCAATATCAGCGACATGGCAAGCCGGTCAAGGCACAGGTACAACGAGAAACTGAACCGGCTGTATGCCGATAGGAAATCCCACCAGTAGTGTTATACCGCAAATGTTTCCTCTTGTGGTATAACTGTCGGGGCAGCGCAATGCTGCCCTTTTTCATTCTGGCAATGGGAAGAATGATGCCCTGAAAGGCAACCAGACATTCCTGAATGCCGCCCAATTGTCTTGGTTCAGGACAAGCGAATTGCCATTGGCAAATTTGAAGTTCACTGGCATACCGGCAAGAACCACACTCTCGATTGACGCCAATCCCCACTGGTCTTCTGCCGTGGCTGAACACATCACGCCTTGGAATTCGATTCCCATGTTTTTCAGTGTGTCGGTATTCTCCCTGAACTCCCATGTTCCATCCGATTTGGAATAGTGGTCTGGTGATGGTCTTTCCGAAACCATTTCAATAATGTTTCCATTAATGGGTGGCTTTTCCCTTGAAATAAAAAATGTATTTGTGTTATACACTGACCAGAACCTGTTATGTAGACTAATATTATTCATCTGTTAAACCCTTTTTTTAGCAACAACTTTAATCCTGACATAAGCACTATACACAACACCCAATGCCGGTGAACCTTGATATGTAGCATTATTTCCCGCTAATCCATTAGCACCAGAAATCAAATATAACTGACCGCCTCCATTACCATAAGTGAATTCTGCAAGTGTTGCTGTTAGTCCATAAACGGTGGTTCCTGATGAGAAATATGCCCATCTAGGATTAACCCATCTTGAATAAAATTGATTATAGTATTGTGCCTCTACGGATAGGATATCATAGTTTTCTAGGCTATCGCCATTTGGTGTATTTATTGCATAAAGACCATCTGACCATGTATATCCCTGATAGAAAAATGTTGATGAAGATGCAGAAGTCTCAGGAAGCGGTGTTGATGGGTTATATGGGTCAACATAAAACACAAATGGTTCATTAGTATCCCTAAGTATTTTCCTTATTTCTCCTAGTGGAGAGAATACAACAATATCACTATTTTTAATGATTCCACCTGTACTCAACAGTGGAGCTGGCATCCCTGATACAACAAATGCCTTTCCTTCTCGTTCTGATGGATATGAGTTAATGTCAACTTCACCCGATGGCTGTGGTGCGCCAAAGAACTGGGTAAAACCGGCAGGGAACATTGGAGTTGCTGGCATTGATACGCTGGCTGCACCTGCACTCTCAGACCAAATCAACATACCAACCCTATTAATCGTACTAAGGTCAATAGAATATTGTAATGAATAGCTGTCTATTAATGTTCCATTTTTATATAGTTTCACTAATCCATTTCCGGTATTAGTAACAGATATACCTATTTCATCCGTTGGGGAAAATGGGAAAAATGCTGGTATAGATGTTTCCGCAGATGAATCAACAGCGGGAGGAACAACATTACCCAGTTTATAGCTTAATGGGATTTCGGGAACCTCATCTTGTCCGTCCTGCCATGATGTCGCTGCACCGAAACCATAGGCTGCACCATAAACGTAGTATATTCCTAAATTACCTTCGGTTTCTGAATAGATTCTGAGTGTGTTTGAATTCAATTGAACAGCATACCACAAACCGGCGTAAATATCATTAAAATCCTGCCTGAAGTCTCCCCATGTGGTGTCTGGGAACATTGGGTTTCCGGTATAAGTATGATAAAATCCTCCAGCAAGAGATGAATATGCCTGTACTGTTACCTGTCCGGTAATAAAGGTTCCATTATTAATATCGCTCAAGTTAGTAAATTGTATATCAATATAGGCATGAGTTGCAGCAACTGCATCCTGTTGTTGAATAAGCAAACCGAGACCATTGGTTGGAACACCAGCATTATCAATAAACCCAAACATTACATACTCTAGGTTTTGGGAAATCATATTCTGTATATTGACGTTAAAATAGGTTCCTTGCTCTGTCGATGATATCGGAGAGATTGGGGCAGACCAAGCAAGCTGTTTGTTACTTTCAGTTACAGTTAATGAGTTTGATGTCAGTGTTCCGTATGATGAACTACCTGAAATAATTTGACTTTCAATTAATGCTGCTGGCTCAGGTGGTGTTAAATACTCATCGGGAGTCCAGTCATTATCTTCCACAAAGCGATAATCTTCAAATGAAAATTTTCCAGCCAAAGCCCCAACAGAATCAAATACAACATAGTCTCCATTGGATAGAAGCCCAACAGTAGATATAAGTGGATATGCCATATTATTAATCATGTAAACGGAATTTTCCCTGTCTGTTGGGTATGATGTTTCATCAACCAAACCATTTGGTAAGGCAATTTCTGTAACAATGCTTGTACCCGCTACAACCGGTATTCCATAACCTACAGGATTTGTTATTATTTTATAATTGATAGATTCATTTGATATAGAAATCGTCGCCATTTTTTCTATTGCTGGTAAATCCAGATAGGTTGAGCCTGATATCAAGAGAACATAGTTTGAACCAACTAACCTGTACAATTCGGTTGTAACTGTTGAATCGCCATTATTCTCAACAACAAATGAATAAACTGCCTGTGGGTCATTTTCTGAAAGTGGGATTGCAGTAAAACCAATAATACCTTCATCCACCTTTCCTATGCCATTCACGGTTCTTGGTAGTGAAATGAGTTCGAAATTATCTCCATTGGTAAATGACCCTATGAAAGTAATTTCATCATTTATGGTCAAATTATTATCCGGTGAAAGGGCTATTGTATAATCAACACCGTATATCAATGGGGAAGTTTTTGATGGGTCTTGTGTGATATTGTATACTGCTACAGTATCAACATTATATACACTTTGGAAAATTTGTCTGGTTTCATTATTTTGAACCACATTAAATAGTTCACTATTTCCTCCAGAATCATGACTATGAGCAGCAAATAAATTTCTCCCAATGCCAGTAAATGCTTCTTCGGGAAAGTTGACATTTTCAGCAAAGCCTATATAAATATATGAAAATTGAGATGTTGCTGGTACTCCACCAACAGGAAACGTATAGTAGATTGCCTTTCTTTCCCCAACAGGAAAATAAGGTGCCCCACTGGATTTTACCCTTGGATAACCGGTAATATATGGATAATCTGTAACGATATCATCATAATTGGTAAGATGATTGACCGTTAATTCTCTGACTTCACCCGTTGCACCAATTGGTGTTTGTGTTGGTGTGATATTCTGTTCAATGGGTTCCCATAAATCTTTTGCAAAACCGCCAGAACCGCCTCCACCACCAGAAACAGTTTCCCATGAACCTGATGTTGCCCTGTGGCTTAAGCCAGTATCCTCTGCAATGAATATGGCACCTTCTTCTATACCCACCGGAGTCAATGGAAGAGTTGAACCACTGATGATGAGTGTTGAGCCTGAACCGTCTATGTGCTGGATTCGGATGCCGGTCTTCGGGATTTTAAATGCTTGTTCTGTCATGCCAGTATGCCTGTATTAATGAGTATTTCCTGAAAGTATTTATCAGGTATTTATAAATAACCATATCTACTTATCTATCCTTTCTTTGGGGTCATAATGAAATCGTTCAATCAAGTTATAAAAGAAAATACCTATCTTGCCGAAGGTGGAAATGTCATCGTCAATGACAAGAAGGGTAATGTTATCCCCGCCGAAAAGATTGACATGGTGAAATTCAACAGAACCACATTTGTCAATGACATGACCAATGCATTCCTGAAGCTGAATGACATGTTCGAAGCGATTTATGGATATCCCATCTGGAAAAACAAGTCTGTACTAACCACAGGCATGGCGTTTAATGGAAGTTCCGATGTCATGTTCTCCAAGCAGGTCAGTGACGAGGACTTTATGAAAGTCAAACCGAAGGTCGGTGACATAGACCTTACTGTTCCTGATGAAATGAAAAGACCGCTATGGGAATTCCTGAAAAAGATTCAGGGCAAGAAAATTACACCCAATGTGACCTATGTCGGAAACAACCGACCAAACTATTCACCAAGCAATGCCCAGATAAACTCTGTCTTTGAATATCGCCTTGGAAAAGAAAAGGTACATGCACAGGTTGACTTTGAATTGACACCGTATATGAATAACCTGCCATCGGAGTTCACAAAGTTTGCCCACAGTTCGGCATGGAACGACATGAGTGCCGGAATCAAGGGGGTGCATCACAAGTATCTAATGCGAGCCATGATAGGTGGTTCATCTATCCGCGAAGATATCGTGATTGCAACAAACACATCGACCCCAGAAAAGTTCAAGCAGTCGATGAACAAGACCAATCTGGTGCCATACCTGTTGAAGTTCTCTGTCGACAGAGGTGTTCGTGTTGCGTATCAGGCACAGTTTCTGCCAAGCGGAAAGCCATGGATGGAAGGCGGAAAACATGTCTACAAGGAAACCCCGACATCCGATTCGACCTATGAACAGAACCTGACCAATATCTACAAGATGGTCTTTGGTGAACCCCAGAGCAAGGCAGACATTCAGGAGATGTGGTCATTCCTCGGATTGATTGACCTTATCAAGAAACACCACACCAAGAAGCAAATTCAAGCCACACACGACAAGCTGATTGAACAGTATTGGGGAAGAGGTTCACAGGGATTCGAAAGAAACAATCCAGAACTGGACAAACAAATCAAGTTAGCTGCCTATAATTTATTCATCAAGGCGTTTCCATTTGTAAAAAATGAAGCCAAACAGAAGAAGATGATGGATGAATTCTATAAGAACTACCGTGTCACGGAGATAAACGTATAATGATAAAATTCAAAGACTTGACAGAAAGCCTAAGCCTGAATGAATCAAAGACTCTTGATGACATCAAGTCTATGTTGAAGAAGGCTATGAAACTGAAGGAAAGTGACTTCAAGGTCATCTCGAACAATAGGATTGCTGTCCTGACCGACAACAATCGCATCAAGACCATGGAACAAATTGCCAACCTTCTGGTTCCTATCGGATGGAAATGGAATCGAACCACAAAAATTTCATCCATTGGTCATTTGGAACTTGAGGAAGCAGTTATTCTCGTCAAACCAAAATCCAAACAGGGAAGCCTGTCTGCTGGTCTTGATAATGAAGCAAGGCTTGTTGGTGGAATAAACCAAGCCATCATCCTGAATGGTGGTTCACTGGATGTCGTGTTTTCTTCGGGAAGAAACAAGGCACACTATACCGGAATAAAGAAGGCTGTTCAGGTTGGTTCAGATACTGCCAATAGAAAGAAGGCAGACCTTTTGCTTATTACTGAAAAAGGAAAGCAAATTCCAATAAGCCTGAAAAAAGACAATGCCAATATGTGGGAATCTGCTGATAACCTATGGGGATTGACTGCCAACAAATTCATCAACAAACTGGTTCAGGAAAACAAAATCAAACTGGAACGCCAGAATGCTGGTCACTTCAAGATATCGCCTCAATTTGCTGTTAAGGCATCGCCGACCGAAGTCAAGGAAATTGTCTTTGGTTCAGATATCCTTTCCGGAAAGGGTTGCGTTATTGAGAGAACTTTTGTCGAAAAAGACTTTGAGTACGTTGCAGCAAAGAACCAAGTGGTCATTCAATGTTCGGCTATCATAAAATCTGTAGATGATATTCCAGCCAGTGCAACACCATGGTTCCTTATCAGGAATGATTCAAGCCGACACAATCCGGCAATAGGCTATACCGGATTAAGGGTGTTGGCTGTCTATCAGGAAAGGATAAATCAAACTGTATTGAAAGTCCATCGCAATCTGGTGAAATAATGAAAAACTTTAAATCATTTACGCAACTCATTGAAAGCGTTAAACTTGCAACGATGGATGACCTGAAAAAGCACAAGGGCGTATATATATTTGTGATGGGTGGCAGTGCATCCGGAAAGAACTATTGGGCTGAGAAACATCTAGGGAACCTTAAACTGGTCGACACCGATGCCGTGGTGAAAGACATTATGAAGCCCGAAGATGACCCAAGGAAACTGGTGAGTACCGCCATTGCCATCGTGAACAAGGAGATTGACAAATCCATTGCCAAGGGTATCAGTTTTGTTCAGACAGGAACCGGAGCCAACTACAAAGGTCTGTATAACAGGCTTGCGAGGGCGAAGGAAGCTGGCTATACGACCGCACTTGTATTGATAGATACTGACCCACAGTTAGCCATCAAACGTAATGCCGAGCGCGTAGCCGCAGGTGGGCATGGGGCAACACTGGAACCAGAAAAGATAATCAGAACAAACCGTTACGCCAAAGAGAACTATATACTCTTATTGAAATCCGGTATAGTTGACATTACCATGAAGGTTAAGCAATGAAGTCATTCAGTCAGTATCTTGTTGAATCCGTCAAGGATGATATGATGGATATATCTATCAAGGATATATCAAAGGATTTCGACACCACCAAAAAAATCCAGAAGTTGCTTGATACCA